GCTTCGGCTACGGTTACGGGTGCTGTTGGCGGCACGGTTCTCACCTCGGCTACCACGCTGTACAAGACCTCGGCAACGGACCTCGCTGCTGGCATCTACGCTGCAGTTCAGGCAATGGACGAGAAGGACATCCCCTCGACCTCGGAACGTAGCGCGCTGGTTCGTCCGGCTCAGTATTACCTCCTGGCGCAATCGACCGCGCTGGTGAACCGTGACTGGGCAGAAGGTAACGGCAACTATGGCACGGGCAAGATTCTGAAGATTGGCGGTGCAACCATCGTCAAGACGAACCATGTCCCGAGCACGGTGGTCAACACGGGCCCGACCGCTTACCAGGGTGACTTCACGAAGACGGCTGCAATCGTCACCACGAAGGAAGCTGTGGGCACGGTGAAGCTGCTGGACCTCTCGATGCGCATGTCGTATGACGAGCGTCGTCTGGGCACGCTGATTGTCAGCAAGTACGCAGTAGGTCATGGGGTCTTGCGCCCCGAGTGTGCTGTGGAACTGGCAACGACCACGTAATCTCAAGTAGCACCTGCAGCACCCATAGGGGGATTCTCTTTTCACGAAGAGGGTCCCCCTTTTTTCGTTTACTTCACAAGGGATTCCCCAATGGCATCCGCATTAATGACGGAACTCGAAGCAGTCAATATGTGCTTGGCTGCTATCGGAGAGTCTCCGGTCAACACTCTGAGCAATACCGGCCTCGCAGATGTAGCCAGTGCCCGAGCCAAGCTCCTCGAATTCAGCCGCACCGTTCAATCCACGGGATGGGCCTTCAACACCGAAGAGCAGTTCCCCCTCTCACGGGCAGCCGATGGGACCATCACGGCCCCCCTAAGCGCCCTCAAGGTCTCCATTGACCGAACCGTATCGAGCGCTCAAGTTGCCCTCCGTGGCTCGAAGCTCTACGACAAGGCCAACCATACCTACCTCTTCACCTCCGACCTCAAGGCCACGGTGGTTCTCTTCCTGGACTGGGATGAGCTTCCCCAAACTGCCCGCCAGTACATCGCTGTGTGCGCTGCCCGGTCTTTCCAAGGCAACAACCTCAGCTCGGAAACTCTGGACAAGCTCACTGAGGATGACGAGCTCAAGGCCCTTATCGCGCTGAAGGATGCAGAGGGTGACGATGGCGATTACAACATGTTCTATGACAGCTTCAGCGTGGCCGATGTTTGGCTGCGGCCCGAGGCAGCGGTGACCACGCGCTAATGACCCTCATCAACAAGAGTATCCCCAGCCTGTTCAATGGGGTCAGCCAGCAGCCACCCACGCTGCGGCACGACACACAGGCTGAAGTGTGTGAGAACGCCTACCCAACGATTGCCACTGGGCTGCGCAAGAGGCCCCCACTGACATACCTTGCGCTGCTCTCTCGGTCTGTCATCAGCAACGCTTATGTCCATATCATCAATCGGGACACGACCGAGCGCTACGCAGTGTTCACGACCAACGGGAACATCCAGGTGTTCAGCCTGCTGGATGGCACCCCCCGAACTGTGGCCTTTCCCGGAGGCAGCGCTTACCTAGCCTCCAGTTCCCCCCTCAGTGACTTCGAGATGGTCACGGTGGCTGACTACACGTTTGTACTGAACAAGTCCGTAACGGTTGCTCAGGGCCCCGTGAGTCCATCTAATCCGATCAATGTGGCCTACTTCGCTGTCCTGCTGGCTGAGCCACACATCAACTACGCTATCAATGTGGATGGCTCGTACACCAGCGTCAACACGGGGGACACCGCAGACTCCGTGACGATTGCCACAACGCTGGCCTCACAGTTGGCCGCCCTGCTAGGCTCAGGCTACACGGCAGTGGTCCTCCCTAACACCTCCATCATCCAGGTCCTCAAGCTCAACGGCACCGCCATTAGCTCCGCAGGCATCCATGATGGGTACGCCAACACAGCAACCCTGGACCTGAACGTAGCGGTCTCCAGCTTCTCGCGGCTTCCCCCCACTGGGCCCACTGGCTGGGTCATTCATATCTCAGGTGACCCGGCAGGGGGCACCAGTGACTATTACGTGACGTGGGATGGGTCCAAGTGGCTTGAGACCACCAAGCCCGGGCTGGTCAATAGCTTCTCTGGGGCCACAATGCCCTGGAAGCTGGTACGCCAGTCGGATGGCAGCTTTGTTTTCAACAGCGTGGCGTGGGGCTCTCGCCTAGTTGGAGATGACACGAGCAACCCCCCGCCATCCTTCGTGGGCCGCAAGATCACCGACATCTTCTACTTCCGTGGGCGCCTAGGCTTCCTGGCTGATGAGAACGTGTGTATGTCCCGCTCCGGTGAGTATTACAACTTCTGGGCGAAGAGTGCCACCGCAGTCCTCGATACGGACCCCATTGACACCAACGTGGGGACCAACAAGGTTTCCCTGCTGAAGTTCGCGGTTCCCTTCGATAAGAGTCTGCTTCTGTTCTCTGACCAGACCCAGTTCCAGTTGACAGGTGGCGATGCACTAACCCCCAAGAGTGTGCGGGCTGATGTCGCTACGGAGTTCGATAGCGGCACCGATTCACGCCCTGTTGGCATCGGCCAAGCTGTGTACTTCGGAGTCACTGCAGGCCAGCATACGGGGCTCAGGGAGTACTTCGTTGATGCCACTACGCTGACTAACGATGCAACTGACGTTACAGCGCATGTTCCCACGTATGTCCCCGAAGGACTCTACAGGATGGCTTCCAGTTCCTCAGAGGATGTCATCTTCGCGCTGTGCCGTAGTGAGCCGAACGCCCTGTACGTCTACAAGTTCTTCTGGTCTGGGAACACTAAGTCACAGTCCGCTTGGTTTAAGTTTGTGTTCGCCAGTGACACCCAGGTGCTTGGTGCTGAGTTCATTAACAATAAGTGCTACTTCATTGTCAACCGCCCTGATGGCACCTATCTGGAGGCGATGGACCTGCAGCCTGACCTGTCAGCAGGTGGGATGGGCTTTGATGTCCTGCTGGATCATCGCGTGGAGATTACAGGGACTTATAACGCCTCCACCAATCTGACCACGTTCACGCTCCCCTATGCAGCGCAGGCAGACCACTCGCTGGTATTGGGGACCACATTCACAGGTAAGGTCGGCAAGGTAGTTCCCTACACAGTGGTGGGCACGTTCACAATCACCGCTTCCGGGAACTACACGGGTGGTCCTGTGTTCTTCGGGCAGAACTACACAATGCGCTATAGGTTCTCCGAGCAGTACGCGAAGGACCAGAACCAAGTGGCCATCACCAATGGCAAGCTCAAGCTGCGTAGGTTCTTCCTGGACTACACCGATAGCGGGTACTTCTACGTGGAAGTACAGCCGAAGGCGCGGGACACGTACACCTACAGGTTCACTGGCAAGGCCCTCGGGACAGCATCAGCCACCTTGGGGGTTCCCTCCATCCAGTCCGGTACGTTCACCTTCCCGGTCCTCACGGCCAATCTTGGGGTGCGCATTGACCTCATCAACGACTCCTATCTCCCCTGTGTATTCCAGTCGGCAGGCTGGGATGCAGAGTTCGTCACCTTCGGGAGGCGCATGTGATTATCCGTAAAGCAACTGAAGCGGACTGCTATGCGCTCTTCCCACTCCTCCGTGAGTGTGACCGTGGGGAGATTCTATTGGCCACCGGAGATGACACCGTTCAGGTTCTTCTGCGCTCTATCGCTGCCTCTGAGGAGGCGTGGGTTGCGGAGGAGCCTGATGGGACTCTACTGGGAATCTACGGGGTAGCGAACGTTGAAGGCATGGGTGGCGTATGGATGCTCGCTACTCCAGCGGTCTACCGCCACCCCAAGGCGCTTGTTCAGGATGGGCGGAAGTGGGTTGACGGCCTTCTGAAGCGGTACTCCATTCTGTTCAACTTTGTCCACGCGGAGAACCTCCGCTCCATATCCTGGCTCCGCAAGCTGGGCTTCAAGATTGGTGAGCTAGTACCGGACTTCGGGGCTGGCAAAGCCCCATTCCACTTCTTTCACCGGGAGCCGCCATGTGCGAGCCAGTAACAATCTCTACCACCACAGCGCTGGCCATCTCTATGGCTGTCTCAGCCGCCAGTGCTGCTAGTGCATACGTAATGCAGAGCCAGGCTGCGCATCGCCAAACCGATGCTGCTCAGTCTGCGTATGACCAGCAAGTTCTGCAGATCAAGAATCAGGAGGTAGAAGCCTCTCAAGCAGCCTCCTCGCAGATGTCCGAAAGGGCGCGACAGGCGATGATTGAGACCGGCCACCTACAGGCCCTAGCTGCCGAGTCAGGGACCAACGGAGGGGGCTCGAATGATCGAGTCACTAACGAGGCCAACTTCAATGCTGGAACTGACATTGCAGCGATGGAAGCTAACGCAGCGTCGCAGCAACGGGACCTTGCTAACCAAGCTCGGGGGGCCGCTTCACAAGCCTCCCAGCGTATGGCGAGTATCCAGCAGCCTAGCCTAATCGGCACTGGGCTTCAAATTGCTGGGTCAGCCATGAGCTCCTACACGGGATACCAACGGGCCAACATGCTGGCGGCCGGAAAGGTTACAGCAGCCCAAGGCACCACTTAAACCATAAACTATCTGAGGATAGGAATGCCACCGAACAACACGCAGCAAATCACCCAGCGCGGTCAGGGCTCCCCCGGCCAGCAGGCAGCGACCTTCCAGCCCCAAGAGCGAACAATCGACACCTACGCGGGTGCGGGGCAGAATGACCCCACCCTCATGGGCCTTGTTGATGGCCTGAAGGCGTTCAACCCTGAGCTCCAGCGGTACACGCAGTTGAAAGAGCAGGCTGCCGCAAGCGATGCGTTCAAGGCTGGCACCGCTCAGGGAGAACTCGCTGATGCAAGCCTCACTGATGCACAGACCGGTGGCATCAAAGTCCCTCCTCCCGAAGATAGCTATAAGGTTGACCCAGCGTTCTCCCAGACATTCGCTGCGGGCTACCGGAATTCGGTGGGCCTGAAGATTGGCTCGCAGGTCCAGACTGACATCCTCTCGGCTTACGCTGAGAACAAGAACAAGGATGGCTTCGACCCGGAGCAGTTCCTTCATGAGCAGGTAGCGCAGCACACGGCTGGCCTCTCAGACCCCGCTATCGTTGAGCAGGTGGCGAAGAGCGTTGCTGACACCTCGAAGCACATCCGCACGGACTACGCTCAGGTTCAGTTCACGCGGCTCAAGGAGACCGCCAACGGCAACATCTCGGCAGCCTTGGATTCCGTGATGAGCCCCACAGCGAACCCCGCTGACATCTACAAGGGGATCATCTCCACCGTAGAGCCTCTCCGTGGTCAGCTCGGCACGATGACTCGCCCAGAACTCTGGGACAGTGCACTGGACAAGATCACAGACCTGTCACGCAAGGCAGGTGGCCGCCCCGAGTTGTTCGATGTGTTTGACCAGAAGGACCCGAATACCGGCCTCACTCCGATGCAGATGAACCCCAAGCTCCAGTCCGAAGTTACCCGGATGCGGAGCAAGGCTGAGGAGGAGCAGAACAAGCGCATCGAGCAGGGCCAGCAGGTTGACTTCTTCAAGACCCGGCAGGGTTATGAGGACAATGCTGCCAATGGTGTGATGCCCTCGATGGACGACATCGCGCACCACATCAGCCCCCTCGGAATGTTCAAGACTGGGGCTGAGGCATCGAGCTACTACAACCACCTTCAGGGCATCGCAGACAAGGCACAGGATGGCCTCGCTGCCATCAATGCCATCAACAACGGCCAAGGCTGGGGACTCTCCAAGGATGCCTACAGCAAGGGCATGGATGCGAAGCTGCAGGGACCCGTGGGTGTTCTCATGGGGGCTGCAACGAGTACCCAAGGCGGGGACCTAACGAAGAGCCCTGATGTCCAAGTGGCCCTCCAAACCATTGTCCAAGCCACCGCCCGCTCGGGCCGCTCGGACATCCCTAACCCGAAGCTCAAGGGCCTCGTAGATGGAACAGTAAATGCACTCCCCACGAAAGACGGTCAACCTTCGTCTCAATTTAACACTGCTGCAGCGCTGTATGGTGGTCTACCTGACCAAATCCGCTCGGCTTACTTTGATGAGAAGGCGCAGACACTCTTTAGCTCCTACAAGTCGCAGGTTGACTCGGGAGTAGACGCGGCAACGGCCTATCAGAACGCCTACCGCTCAATCTCCCCGGAAGCACAGAAGGCCGCTGAGCTCCGCATGCAGGACCCCAAGTGGAAGGCTGAAGTGGCCAAGACGGTGAAGGACATTACCGTGGACTTCGCCAACAAGATTCCGCTGGTGGGCAGGCTCTTCGGTGGAACTCCTGAGAACACCCAGGCTGCCGAAGGGTGGGCAGTGGTTCAGGCTAACGACTACTACAAGCGCAACCCTAATGCCACCCCGGACCAAGCTAAGGCATGGCTGCAGGAGCAGTACAAGAGCACCCATGTGTTTGACCCGGTGAACAAGATTGACGTGGAGGTTCCTCCGCAACGCGCCAGTGACCAGACCGCCGAGGCCCTCTCAGCGTACACAGAGAAGATGCAGGCGAAGTACGGCAGTGATGACCTGAAGGTGGCGCTCACGGGTTACAAGGACGGCTCTTATCAGCTTGGGCTGTTCCGCAATGGCCAGTACGTTGGCACGGCCAATCCCAATGTCTCCTTCGACCAGATCATCAAGGACCACAGCTACACCAAGGCCTTCAGCCCTGATGAGCAGGCTGGCATGGCTGCCCTGACGGACAAGCTGAACAAGGGCACTGCCACATCCCAAGACCTCATCGACAACTCCACGGTGCTCGCTAAGGCCCGCAGCTTGGGTCTCGTGAATGACTCCGTGCTGGGCAAGATTAAGGACGTGCAGAAGAAGACCTTTGACGGCGCTCTCAGTAACGCCTTCAATCTCCCTGCGGACCCCAAGCTGGGTAACGGATGGTTCTTCAATGACAAGTCGGACTTCTCGGGCCTGAACGGCTCCCGCCTCACTGGGCAGGGCAGCGCGATGCAGGTTAAGCAGGCTGACCAATTCCTTGGCTCAGGGAACATGACCGCATCCGTCATCGCTATGGGTGAGGGCTTGGTTCTCAAGGCATCTCCCGACCCGAACCCGAAGGCGGGCCTGAACATCGGCTACGGCTATAACTTGAACGCCAACGCAGACAACATCTCTGAAGACTTCAGGCGTGCTCAGATTCCCATGAGTTCGCTCGAAGGGATCAAGTCGGGCAAGGTGCAGATTACCCCCGAGCAGGCAGCACGACTCCTGGAGGTCACCGCACCGCGCTATGAGCAGCGAGCCAAGGAAGCCGTTGAGGCTGCGCATCCGGGGCTGTGGACGATGGTCTCCGCAGGTCAGAAGGCAGCACTCGCAGACGTAGCGTACCAAGTGGGCGATGTCGCTCAGTTCAAGAAGGCAATCAGCGCACTGGCCAACAAGGACCTCCCTGGGTTCCAAGAGGCACTCAAGGTGACCTACTCGGACAAGAACGGGAATCGTCAGGAAGACCAGCGGCGTAACAAGCTGCGCAACCTCGCAATCAACGGAACCTCCGCATGGAGTCAGGGCCTCTTGGAGGCGAGCCGTACCGCACAGTAACTTAACCAAAGGACAGGGCGAATGCCTACACCACAGCTTCAGTCTGCAATCGCGGACAATTCGCAACTCGTAGACACCTCGCCCGCTGCGGCACCAGTTACCCAGCAGACAGCCCCCCCGGTTGATGCAGTAACGCAGGACACCCAGAAGCAAGAGGCATCCTACGGGCTCACCTCGAAGGACTATCTGGGGTCCATGTGGCGTCAGGACTCGTGGATTCCCGGCCTCATTGACCACTACGCTGGTGCTCAACTTGCACCAGACCCGACCTACAACCCCTATGACGAGTCCGTAACTAAGGACCTGAATGACGGGGTGTGGCCTGAGTTCCAAGGTGCGTTCTCCCAAGCCACCTCCGCAGGGCAGGCAGCGTGGATCAAGCAGAACATCCTTCAGAAGCAGAAGGACCTCCAAGACCTCTCCACGTTGGGCACTAAGGGCAACGTAGGCCGATTCGCTGCAGGCATGGCGTTCGGCATTGTGGACCCCATCAACCTCGTGGCAATGGCCGCATCAGGTGGCACTTCACTCCTCGCTCGGGGGGCTGAGGTTGCCGCTACGGTTTCCCGTGCTCGCTCCATCGCTACCGGCTTGGGAACTGCAGGCATCCTCGGGGCTGGCACTGAGAAGCTCCGGCAGAACTACAACTTCGAAGATGACAAGATGGGGGTCCTCACCGCAGGGCTCACCTCGATGGCCTTCGCTGCCCCCTTCGTTGGTCTCCACGCTCACGAGCAGGCCAAGGTATCCCAGACGGCTATGCAGGAGGCTAACGCCATCGAGTCCCTCCGCAAGCAGCAAGCAGGGGAACCGCTGGAGCCCCATGAGGAAGCCAATCTGCACGCCTACACGGAGAACCTAAAGAAGGCTATGGATGTGGAGGCGGGGCGCGCTGAGCAGACACATGAGGCTCCCGCTGCTGATTCACAGAGCCCTGATGGTGGCGATTCCAGCGGGGCTCCTCGGGAACTTCCTATGATGGTAAACGGCGACTCACATCCGTTCACTATCAAAGGCGGTGAGGTCATCACCATTGAAAAGAGGCCAGTCAAGGGCTCTGGGGCGGTAGCGCCTGGCTATACCCCCGGTGAGATGGACCCTGCGGAGTTTGTGGCCAAAAACCAAGCTGGCGAGGAAATCGGGCACGTTCAGTTCTCCCCCAACGACCGTGCCCTAGATTCAGAGGTGCGGAAGGACTACAGACGCAGGGGCATCGGGACCTACCTGTATGACCTCGCGGAGCAGCATGGCGCTGTCATTGAGGGCGGGGAGAAACTGGGAACAGTCTCTCCTGATGCGATGGCACTGCGCGCATTCCGGGATGGGCGTGAAGCTAAGGCCACCACCCCGCTTTCTGAGGCACCAGCCTATGAGAACACCGCAGACCGCTCAGTGTTCGGCATGGCGGACTCCGTAGGTGCAGCCCGTGCGGACCCTAACGAGCGCCTTGCCTCCCTTGCGGACCAGCCCACAGCCCTCACCCACTTGGGAAAGGTCCCAATCCGCTGGGACTTCTACACCCACTTCAACCAGTCTGAGAATCCCGTGTTCCGCTTCCTCGGGAACAAGCTGGTCAAGGATGCCATCGGCAACGATGCCCACGAAGCACAGGGATGGACCGCCTCAGAGCTCAAGTCACAGTACCGCAGAACCCTCGAAGGCGGTTTCCACCTGGAAGCTCGTAGGGCATTCGATGAGGCCGCTAAGGTCCGTGGGATGAACTTCTTCAAGAAGCGCGCTGCTGTGGACCAGTTCTACTCGGACATCTCCAGGGTAGCCCGTGGGGACACTGACGTACTCAAGGCGAACCCCGACATTGCTGCACAGCTTGAACGCGGGGCCAAGGCTCAGAAGGACTTCTACACTGAGATGCGCCGGAAGATGGAAGCTGCTGGGGTGGAAGGCGCTGAGCACATCCCGGATAACCCCCAGTACGTGAACCGGGTATGGAAGCAGGACAACATCCGTGAAGCGTTCGCCAAGTACAAGGACCAGATGTATGAGGTCATTGGCCGCGCTATCAAGCTCGAAGGGGTAACTGGAGATGCCGCTACGGCCAAGGCTAAGGGCTTCATGGATGCCGTGATGAAGCTGGAGTTCAGCCATGCCATGCAGGACATCCACCTCTACGCCAAGGACATGGTGACACTCCGGGAGGAGCTCTCCAACTCTGGCCTTAAGGACCACGAGATTAACTCGCTGGTTGACCTGATGTTTGACCGTAGGGGCAGTAAGGACCTCGATGCTGGACAGGCGGGGCCCCTCAAGGCTCGCTTGGCGCTCAACGAGAACCACGCAGAGCACATGAAGGATGGCTCAGTGTTCCGCATCTCGGACCTCTTTGAGAATGACTCACGGCTCCTCGCTGGCCGCTACATGAACTCTATGGGCGGTCACTTGGCTCTCGCTGAGGTCGGCATCAAATCCCGCGCTCAGTTCATGGCGAAGATGCGTGAGGCTGAGCAGTTCCACACGGAAAACGCGATGACTTCCGGCTCTGGCAAATACAACCGGGTGAAGCAGATGATGCAGGATGTCTACGACAACATCACTGGCCGCCCTATGTCCACCCAGAGTTTCAACCGGGCTGACCGCGTTCTGGGTGCCATGCGTGCCTGGACGCGCTCCGTCATGCTGGGGCAGTTGGGTATCCCTGCTGCGCTGGAAATGAAGAACGCCATTGGCCTCACCTCGATGCGCGCCTTCATGCTCCATGTCCCCACGTTCTCCAAGATCATCCGCAGCTTACAGGCTGGCCATGCTGCACCTGGGGGCCTTGAGGCAGCCATTCATCACCTCACGGGCCACGGTCTGGAGCATGTGTCTGCCTATGCACGTCAGCACGAGATTACGGACTACTCCTATGATCGCGGGCTCACGGGCTTCGAGAACTTCTCGGGCAAGCTCTCCCACGCAGTAGACCACCTCTCGGGCAACTCAGCAGCCACCTCAGCCACCCGCATGATGTCCGCTCGGATGGTCATTCAGAAGCACATCGACTTCGCCGTAGGGCACAAGGAGATGACTGCGAAGCAGCGTGAGCGTATGACGCACAACGGTGTGGGCACGGATGACCAGCCTGATGTCCACGCGGCACTCAAGAAGTACACCACGATGGACGGCAACAAGGTGGACAACGTGGACTACGAGAAGTGGAGCCGTGAGGCCCCCGAGACTTACAGCAAGTTCCAACTGCTGCTGTCTCGTGAGGTGCGTGATGCTATTCAGGATCACGACTTGGGCGAGACCATCCCGTTCATGCACACCACCGTGGGCAAGATTTTCTCTGAGCTCAAGACGTTCGTGCTGGTGGGCCATGCCAAGCAGTTCCTCAAGGGCATCCACTACCGAGACTCAACCACGGCTGTCCAATGGATGTACTCGTTCGTGGGCGCTGCTCTTGAGTATTCCCTGCAGAACTCCATCAACTACTCCCACGACCCCGATAAGCTGGCCCAGCGGCTCTCCCCCTCGGCCATCGCCTTGGGCGCTGTGAGTCGCATGGCCGTGCTCGGCATCCTCCCGCAAGTGATGGACACCGCGTATCAACCGCTCAGCGGGGGGCAGTCGCTCTTCGCTAACGGCACCGCCAACACGGACAACCGGAACATCTTCCTGACCCCCTCGATGATCGAAGGTGCGCGGTTGGCTACCTTGGGGCAAGTCGTGGGCAGCACTATTAACCCCTTCAGCACCAACACTATCACCGAGAAGGAGATGCGCGATGCACTTGGGGCTGTCCCTGGCGGCAACCTGTACATCATGCGCAACGTGAACGATATGATCGGCAGCCACTTCCCGAAGTACAAACCGCACCCGACTAACTAAGGTGGCAGTTAAGAAGGAAGCAAGACCCCAGAGCGTTCGTGTTCTGGGGAAAACCCACAGCATCAACTACAAACCAACGGACGAGATGCAGAACGCCTACGGCCTGCACTGGCCCGGTAGGCAACGTATAGACATCCAAGTGGACCTACCGGCCAGCGAAGAAGCCGATACGGTCCTCCACGAGATTCTCCACGCGATTCTCTTTCAGATGGCCGTGCTCCTTCCTCCCGATGTGGAGGAGCAGTTCGTGCGCTCCGCAGCAACAGGACTCTACGCGGTCCTTCAAGACAACCCTCAGCTTGCCAAGTGGCTCATTCAGCCCCGCGCCTGACACCCCTCAATACCTCCAAGCTATAAGGTACGCAATGTACGCACGAGACCAATCTACACCGGATGGTTCCACTAAGATTTACAGTATTTCATTCCCCTACATCTCCCAGGACCACGTTGAGGTACGCGTAGGAACCACGCTGCTAACCAAGGGGGTGGACTACACGTGGATCAACTCACAAAGCATCAGCCTCAACGTGGCCCCCGCAGTTGGCGCGGGCATCGTGGAGCGGCGCCGCAATACGCCTAAGGGTGCCCTGATGGTTACCTTCCAGGACGGCTCCACGGTAACCGCCGATGATCTGAACCTCGGGGACACGCAGCAGATTTACGTGGACCAGGAGACGGCAGACACCCTGGCCGATACGCTCCGGCCCGATGGCTTCCTCAATTGGGATGGTCAAGGCCGCAGGGGGACCAACTTCGCTGACCCTTCCGAGCCGCTGGACTTGGTTAACAAGCGGTATCTGGACTCCATCCCTAACTCGGCCTCGAATGCGGTGGCTGCCCTCCAGACGGCCTCAGCGCTGGATGCAGGGACCCTCGGTGGTTTCGAGTTCTTCCCTGTTACGCGGGGCGCTGGGACCCTCCTCCAGACCACCCTCACGAAGATTGCCTCGTGGGTTACCCAAGTGTTCACTGGCTTCACGAACTCTGGGGTGGGGGCCATCGCTCGGTCCATTCAGGCTCGCTTCCGGGACACCCTCCACGTAACGGACTTCGGAGCCACGGGCGATGGGGTCACGGACGACACTGCGGCAGTTCAGGCAGCCCTCAACGCCTGTAACAGTTGGAAGGCCCTGCTGTTTCCCGCAGGCACCTACAAGATCACCGGCCAGCTTGTGGCATCAGGCATGGTTGCTATCCAAGGTCATGGGATGTCTGCCACCCGCCTAGTGTTCAGTGGGAACTCCAACCTTAGAATCAATAGCGGCCCCATCATTACCGGCCCCGGTAACCAAGTGTTCATCGCAGGTATCTCGCTTCAGTCGGACGATACGCTGAACACGAGCACTGCCCTGCTGGACATTCGATTCCCCTCAGGTGGCAACGGGAGCACAGCACGGGGCGTTCAGCTCACTGACGTGGAAGTGTGCGGCACCTCGCTGGCCAAGGGCTTCATGGGCGGTATCAACCTGTTCAACGCCACCACGTTCAAGACCGCGCGGCTGCGAATCACGAACTCCAACACTGGCGCTGGTGGGTTCACGGCGGGTTCTTTCGGCCTCAAGTGCGATACGGACTCACAGGCTGGGGACTGGTACATTGACCAAGCTGCCATCTACTTCTGCGACAACGCAGTGTATGGGATTGGCGAGGGAGCCAACGCTGGCTTCGAGGGGCTTACGCTGACGGAATGCCTTCTCGTGGCGAATAACGTTGGGCTTAACGTGGCCTCGGTCACCTCTCACCTCTACGTGCGCGCATCTGGGTGTAACTTCAACTGCGTTACGAAGTGCATCTCGCTGCAGAATATGCTGTGGATTGACATCACAGACAACATCTTCTACGCATACGACACGGGCGTTACGGTGGCAAGCTGGATTGGCGTATCGCTGCTGATGAACGATACCCCTCACGGCCTGAACTCCACCAACATGATTCGCGGGAATGTCTTTACGGGATTCACCACGAGCCACGCCACTTCCCGTAACGGTATCGTATTCCAGACCAACCCGAACCTGCTGGACTCGCAGACGCTCATTGACGCCAACTCGTTCTCCAACTTGGAAGGCGGTCTGGTGCTGTTCTCGGGCGCAAACAACGTGACGTTCACCAACACGAACTCGATGGCCAACGTGGGCACCGCCGTGCAGGACTCCAGCGGTCAGAGCTCCAACAGGCTGGCCTACGCCTCCATCGGGGTCAGCGGTGGGGAGCGCTCGAACACAGGCGTAGAGCGTAAGTGGGGTGTCACCTCCACCACGCTGGACGCTGGCGGGCGCGGGTATGTCAACTTCCCCGTAGCGTTCAAGTCCGCACTCTTGGTTGCCTTTGCTCAGAATAGCTTCGCGGGCTCTGGCAACAACCTCCCGGTTACCGTAGACCTCGCCAACTCCACGAAGTCCCAGTTGGTCTTCTACGTTCAGGGCGGTAGCGCAGGTCTCAACTACCAAGTAGCTTGGGAAGCCATCGGCAACTAAGCAACACCTCAGCGCCCCGGTAGGTTCTCTACTGGGGCCATCTCCCTCTCTTTAGCGCGCAACCTCATGCAACTTGCAGAACACACCAAAACCCTCCTCACACTGGCCGGCATCGGAGCAGCCATCACCATCGGCAAGCTGCTCTCTGACGGTGAGCCGATGAACGTCAAGCGCGTGGCTGGCCGCGTCATTGTCGGCTCTGGCCTGAGCATGGTGGCCTCCGCTGCTGTCGCTCTGTTCCCCAATCTCCCCACTGAAGCTGTCTGCGGGGTATCCGCTGCACTGGCCATCTTTGGAACTCACTTCCTCGAAGACCTCGTGCGCTCGAAGCTCGGCATGGGTGCGGAGGCAAAGCAATGAGCCAAGCATCCAAGGACTCCCTCAACGAACTCCACGGGCTCATCGCAGAGACCCTTACGGGGGCCATTAAGGCATTCAAGGGCAAGACCGACCCGGAAGACCTGAAGGGCCTCGCAGCCCTCGCTAACGTAGCCAAGAGCTTCCTCAAGGACAACGGCATCGAAGCCCTCCCTGAAGCCAACAAGCCCCTCCAGTCCCTCGCCTCTGTCCTTCCATTTCCAGGTTTCGTTGGGGGCCAGGGCGAAGACGATGAGCCACAAGTAGCAACACGATAAGACCGCAATACAGCCCCTCTACGGGGCTCCCATCCCTTACCCATACGCATCCCCTAGTGGAACCCTAGGAGCGGCGTGTGCGGCCTATACGCGAGCCCTATGGCATCTCCTGTAAAAGACCCTATCGCTGCTGACCTCCGCAACATGGTCTTCGTTATCTGGCAGCACTTGAACCTCCCAGCCCCCACGCCAGTCCAGTATGACATCGCAGACTACCTCCAGCATGGCCCCAAGCGCCGCATCGTGGAAGCCTTCCGGGGAATCGGCAAGAGCTGGCTGACTGCAGCCTATGTCATCTGGTTGCTCTATCGGGACCCTGAAGAACGCATCCTGGTGGTCTCCGCATCGAAGGCACGGGCTGATGCCTTCTCCACCTTCGTTAAGCGGCTCATTGATGAGATGCCGCTGCTGCACCACTTGAAGCCACGAGAGGGCCAGCGGGACTCCATCATCGCCTTTGACGTTGGCCCTAGCTCTGCCCACCAAGCACCCTCGGTACGAAGCGTGGGTATCACTGGGCAGCTTACGGGTGGCCGTGCTACTCGTATCGTGGCCGATGACGTGGAAGTGCCGAGCAACTCGATGACCCAAGCGCAGCGGGACAAGCTGAGCGAGTCGGTCAAGGAGTTTGATGCAGTGCTGGTTCCCAACGGGGAAATCACCTACCTCGGTACTCCGCAGACTGAACTATCCCTCTACAACCTGCTGACCGAGCGGGGCTATGAAATCCGCATCTGGCCCGCACGGTTCCCCAGTGACAAGCTCATGGCCTCCTACGGCCAACGAGTGGCCCCCTTCATCACCAAGCAG